TTGTTAGAGCTAGTGAAGTGATTCCGTTTGAAGCTGATCCAATGAGTACGCTATGATCGGTTGTGGTTAGTGCAGAAAACGTTCCAGCTCCATCATATCTGACGATTCCAGAAGAAGAGATGTTGACAGAGTTATTTGTCGCCATTGATGATCCTTATAATTTAAACAACAGTGAAGTTACCCATAGAGGATACCACAACCCAATATAGGTTAGCTGTTCTACAAACGAGGTGTATAGAATCACCTTGTTGAGTGCTAGTAAGACTTCCTCCAACTCCAGCAGTTGTAGCTAAGTTGCCTACTCTGATTTGCTGACCTGCTGATTGGGTAATCGTAAATGATGTGGATCCATCTAGAACAACTCTAATCATGTTTCCAACAGATGAGACAGCTGGCAAAGCTAAAGAAAGAGCACCACCTGGTGATACACAGAAATATCCATTCCCAACAACAAGAGTTTGAGAGGCAGATATAGTACTCCATGTCGCAGAAGATGAATTTGAAATTGTTATTGTATTTCCTGATCCTGAAGTACTTACAGATCCTGTCCCAACGATTTGTAGCTTATTCGCTAATGGAACAGCATAGCCAGAGTTGCCATCAAACTCTGTAGGTATCGACGGATTGTTTTCGATAACATTGACTACACCTGCTTGACTCATGTTTCCTGCTTCTGTAAATCTATTTTCTTGATCAGCTGATAGATATTCTCGATCTTTTTCTCGATTAGATGCAGTTGCTTTTCATTGTTTGCAGAGCGCATGAGAGCATTCATGCAGTCTAAAGAAATAAGATCCAACTTATCAGACAGTTCCTGACGAAGACGTGGAATTTCAGATGGTATGGATAGAATTTCTTTTTTCGATTCTTGAATTTTCTTCTCCGCATTGACTGCGTTAAGCTCAATGATCCCACAAAATTCCGTCCTAAGTTTCTCTAGTTCTTTTTCAAGATTTTGTATGCTAATCCAGATCTCATTTCCACCCGATTGGATGTAATTGATCAGGAATTCTCTGGTATCTTGAATAGCTTTAGATGTATCTACAGCTTGTTTTTCCATAAATGTCTTAAAGTCCGCTAGTTTTGAAAAGACTGCATTCTTGATGCCTTCGCATGCAATACCAAAGTTATTCACCTCATTCTTCATCACCATCTTATGGGTAAGATAGGTGATGTTTAGATCATGAATAGACTTCTTGACATCATCCAAGGACATGAATAGTTCTTGGATTTTCTGGTTTGTGTCGTATCTAAAAGACTCTTCGGCTTTTTGTCTTTGGATATGAACATATTCTTCTTTAGAGATCCCTAAACGCCTATCCATAGATGCACTCGATACATACCCTACCAAGTGTTGGAGCTGTAACTTGTTTAACATAGAATGTTGTTCCAACAGCGATGACGAATGAGTCGTCTTTGTCTGGAACAAGATTAGCTGTTAAGTCAAATAGCTTATATGTACCCTTAACAACAAACAGCTTTCCCGTTGAGTTTGAGCTATCATCGCTAAAAATCATGTCTGCATCAGTGCTATTAGTGATGCAGATGATTCTTGGTGCATATGCAAAAGCCGCCCCAACAGCGGCATAACTTCCTGATATACTTGTGTACGCTAAAGATCGAAGAGTGTCAAAGTTTACTTTTTTACCCATCGGTTACCACCTTAAAGTTCACGAACGATGAAATAATCGACGATAGATACATCATTCGTCTCTGTGGTTGCATCAGCTGTTTTTCTAGCGGTAATAGAGAAACTTGTCGCGGGAGTGATAGCTACATCGAAGACTCCAAGAGCAGTAGAGCCGTTAATTCCATGTCTAGTGACTAGTACACGATCTGCAGCTGCGATATTTGTATTCGCAACTGTGACAGTTCCAGCTGTGAGAGTAGCCTGACCAATAAAGTCCGTGACAGCTCCACCATTGACCTGTAATTGTTTGGCTGCTGTTTCAATAGCAAGATTTCCACCAGTTACATTTACATCACCTGTTCCTTTTGGAGTAAGTGTGATGTCAATATCGGCATCTGTTCCAGCTGCAGACATTGTAGTTGCTGTTAAGCTGAGTTTTGCGGCCGCCACGTTTGTTGTGATCGTCGTTGCGTTGAGTGTTGTAGCTGTGGCTGTTGTAATTGAAGCTGTTGTAAATGTACCTGCAGCTGGTGTTGTTCCGCCAATAGCGCCTGGAGCTGCTAATCTAGATGTAAGAGTCGATGGAGTGATGATTTTATTTGCATCAGTTCCTGTAACAGCTTCAGCACCTGTTGCTAGAGCAGCTTTTCCTTTTACTGACGTCGTTGCATCTGGAACAGATGATGCGCTTTGAGAAGGGCTCAAAGCTACGTTTTTAGCTGTTCTAGCAGCTGCTTCTGCATCTGTCGCTAATCTAACAACCCCCATCTTACGAGTGGTTGCGGGAGATCCATCATACCCGTTAGGCGTTCGTAAATTTGATGCCATAAAACCCTCCTAGTGGTTACATCAGACTTCTTTAGGTATACATAAAAAAAACTTTGAGCGCATTTATTTTTTCTGTTTTTCGGCTTCTTTCATCAGATTTTGCATTCCGCCGAACTCTTTTTCTATCCCTTTCTCTAGCGCATGAAAATTGGCTCCCATATTTTTAAAAGTTCCTTTTGCAGCATCCTGTATAATCCTGTTGTAAGCAGTTCTTGTGACTGGTTGAGTCAATAAAAGGCCTCTCATGTAATTAATCCCAGAAGTTCCAAGAAGCATGGCGCTGACTTTTGGTAAGCTCATATTGAATAATAGATGGGCCATTGATCCCCATTTCAAGATTTCTTCTGATCCACCCTTAGATTTGGACAATTCTTTTATATTTTGAGTAGCTCTTTCGCCATAGTGAGAAATCTCTCTTAACTGCTTTGTGCCATCTTTTCCTATGGCAAGATTGAGATCTTGACCACGTTTTTCAATCAATTGGGTTAGTTTTTTCGGATTATATTCTCCACCCTCAAAAGCTTTCTCAATCAGTTTTTCAGTTTTTTTCAGATGATTAGATTGGCTGTATATCTTATTCGCTTCATCAAACGCCTTGAAAACATCATCTCCAGCAGATTCTTTGATAGCCTTCTTGATTTCATCGTTGAGAGTCTTATAAGCTCCTACAACTTCCTTTTTATCGCTGATGTGTTGCATTTTGTATATATCTTTGACGTTGGAGTTGTAGTCCATATGCTGCTCTATAAGCTGTTCTGGAGTCAAAGACTTATTCTTTAGAGCTTTTGCCTCTCTTTCAAGAATATTTATAGCTTCCTGTTTTGCTGTGCTTGGAGATCCAGACAATCCTTTGATTCTTTCAACTTCATGTTCGATGTTTTTTGATATCTTGGATGCATCAAACTTAACTTCTTTCGCTTTAGCCAAATCACGAGCATGAGCATACGATTCTTGAGCCAATTCATCGAGATTTACCCCCAGTGATCTTTTTTCAGATAAAGGGATGTTCTTGTCTACTATCTTGTATAAAGCCTCTTTAGAGCTCTCTCCAAGCTCATTTTTAAGACGAGATGACTTATTCTTCGATAATGTAGATTTTGTCAGATCATTTTTCTCTAATGTCTGGAATTTGTATAATGGTAGTCCATGTTTTTCAGATGTTGACAGCATGGCTTCTGTTTGTGGAGTAAGCTTTGCTCTATGTTTAGAGATTGATCCAGCACCCCCAACAACATCTCCAAGAATTTCTGATAATGTATCGTTTACGCCTGCTTGTTTGAAAGCTTGTGTAGTTCCTGATCCTGCTATTCCGGATAAGATCTTATTTATGACATTCCCTCTTGTCATGCCAGCTATTTGAGCTGCTTTATTGATAAATTCCCCATGCTTGGTTTGTGGCTCAAATTCGAATCCTGTCTGTTTTTGAATAGACGATTCTAAGGAGCTTTGAGATGGGATATATTCACCAGCTTGTTCTACAGCTCTAGAGTAGACTTCTGGATCAAATGGCTTTCCCATTTCGCGAAGATCTCTCTCAATCTCTCCAGATTGAGACATCGCATAACCTTTCGATGCGCTTTTTAATAGCTCTAGAGGCCACGTAAATGCCTGAGCAACACCACGAGCACCTTGTAGTGCAGTATCTTTTGCAAAGTCAACCCATGACTCTTTTTTGGACTCTTTTTTGATAGTCCGTAGCTCCTCGATTGTATTGTCGCTTTTTTCTTTTAAAGCCTTTGCTTTGTCTTCTAGAGATATAGGAGTGGGTTCTTTATTGATGGATGGCTCTGATGGCTTTTGAATCTTATCCAGTGTTATGGATCGACTGTTTAATCTCTTGAGTTTTTCTTCTCGTGTTAGTTCTGGTGTCATCAATATATCCTCCACCCAAGATCTAGAGCGTCATTCATATCTTCATTTGAAATAATCCTAAACTCTCCGTCGGGTGTTTGCATCAACTTCTTGTCTTTGAACTTTTCCTTATCAGATGCCATGAGGTCCATATATTCAGAAGCTGTGTTTAGAGTATTGATTTTTCTAATTATTTCTTGAGATTTTTCTTTAGTGTTATCGTCCGAAATAGCTTGAATGTCTGAATATGATGCTTTTCTTCCATAGTGCTTTAATCCATTCTCCAAAGACTCATTGTGAAGAAGTTCTAACTCATTGAGTAGACTCATCTGCTTAAGGATCACTCTACGTCCATCTGCAGTGTTAAGCAGAGTTGGAAGTCTGGATTTAAACGCCTGTACGTCAAAGTTAGTTACTCTAGAGCCAAAAAAGCTCTTAGCATCAATCATGAAATCGTTAACTGTTTTTAGGTATGCTTGAGCGTGTTTATCAACGCCAAGTTTCGCAAGCATTGCTACAGAATAAGGTTCACCAGTCATTGGGTTGATGACTATTCGTCCGATATCATCTGGAACTTTTTCGGTAAGATCTGACAACCTGTTGATGTGGATTTCAGCATTTTTGTTGCTACGGGTCTTTTCTCGTGTCTCTTTTAATATCTTGTTGTTTTCTTTCTGGTTGGTATTTTCCCATTTCACAAATTCATCGGATGTCATTTTTCTTGGTGGAGAAATTTCTGGGAATTCTGGTTTTTCATCCTGTACTTGTTGGATATCACTAATTTCTTTTTCTCTTTCTGGAGCTCTCTCCCCCCTAGCCATTAAGTCATAATGTCTTTTAATAATTGCTTGCTTAACTCCAGGAGTGGCAGTTGCATATATTTTAGCTTCGTTTTCTGGAAGTCCTTCTTCGACAAGTCTTGAGACTATATCGTCGCTTTCTTCTAACGATTGATCGGGTTTTGTCTCTCTATTTTGAGATGATAAAGATCTTGATTGAGCAGCGAATGCTCGAGCTTCAGCTGCATTGTGCTTTTTAAGCTCTAGCAGATGTCTAGTTTGTTCTACACGTGTAGTCGGTGATAGGCCAGGAGTTGTCTGAAGTCTCTTATATGTCTCTTCTATTCCACGATCTGTGTTTTGAAATTGCTGATAGATATCCCGTAAGGCATCTTGTTCTTCTCCTTCCTTTTTCTTCTTGGAATAACTAGAAGCAAATGTACCAAGAACTTTCTCAAGAGTTGTTTCAGGAGCTCTTGTTGGCGATAGATCTACGACTTGTACTCCAGGCATTTCGACCTCTACGTTAACATTGGAAGGATTGACTCTAAAATCTGTTGTATTACGTTTCTTTTTTCTTCAGGTCTTTGGTAAGCGAAGGTCTGTTGACCCAATAGATTCTGTACACCAGCTTGCTTGGCTGAACGAGCATTATTCTCTTGGTTGTAGAGATAGCTGGCGCGTTGAGCATTCAATGCTTCTTGAACATCTCTTCCAGCGTTTGATAACGCACTAGCTGTATACGAGCTATTCATTAGATTGCTTCCACGAAATTGACCGGTAATACTAGGAATTACGTCTTCTTGGTACTTTCTATAAGCCGGTCTAGCTATATTTTCGTCAAAGACTTGATTCGCTTTCTCTGGATCAAAGTGATAGATGTCAGCGAGTGGTCCTTGTCCATGTAATGCCTGAGCATATTCTCCGTACAATTGCTGTTGTATTGGGTCTAGAGAGCTTACTGTCTTTGGCTTTTTTTTCTTTTTCTTACCAAAAAGCGAAAGGGCGCTTAATCCAATTCCAGCTGCTGTTCCGAATGGGGTCATGATATTTCCTACGTTATAAGTGTCCACGTCACTGCTGTAGAATTTGTTCTAGAGGTCATAATATACGCTGAGTTTGTGTCCGTCCTGACGTAAATATCACCTATCTCAAAGTTCTTGTTGAACTCGCTGTTAGCTGGAGGATTGACGTTTGGCCTAGTTGTTCCGTTTGTGAAATACTTAGAAGATTTACCGTTTACGATGTTGGCTGTGTCGGTATATGCCGTTGATAGTTGTCTAGCAAGCTCTGGGTTTGCGTTTGTTATCGAGCTTCCCCAGTTAAATGTCGTTAGCAGTGTTGGCATTAGAGTAATCTTCCTACTGGTTGGAATCCTGGCATTGTGGCTTGTATATTTACTTTGGCACCTGCTTGGACGTTCTTGATTCTAAATTGAATGAATCTTCCAGTCTGGTTAACAAATATTTTATACCATTTTTTTGATCCATCTTCAAACGCTAGATTTGTGATGGTTCCTTGGTATGGTGATTGATTGGGATTGTCTAGAGTCGTCTTGTGATTGACATCGTTAGCATAGATCTGAATCTCGGCTTTTGCAGATTCTTGGACGGCGATATATCCACCAGATGTATATGCCGTATAGCCAGTAGAGTCAATTCCATTTAGCGAAAATGTCGTTGTCGATAGGACGGTAATGTAGAACTGCAGATTATTCAGTTCGGTCATACCACCAACACTAAAAATAGTGACGAGATCTCCAGTATTCAGGTTGTGAGACTCTAGAGTGGTGATTACGCATGGATCGGCTTTAGATGCTCCGCCTATTGGAATATTCCTTGTTAGTCTGCTATCTGATGAATTCACATACATGTAAAGCCAACCACATCGGACCTTTTTATCCATATTGGCATATGGATTAAACTTCTTAAACAGAGCATCAAAAGGAATAACCCTTTGAGCTTCTCCTATAGACGTGGTTGTGAAAGCTGAAAATGCTGAGCTGTTTGGAACGGTTAATCGAAATGTGTAATTGTTGGTTACCGATTTGATCGGATATTGCTTGTTATTTACCTCTACCATTCCCGAAATACCAGTTAGGAAGATGTAGTCAGCTCCCATATACCTGTCGAGTGTATTTACTGAGAAATTATTCCAATCAGTCGTTACCTCGATAGTCTGTGCATCGATAATTGTGATGTTTCTGACTTTTACTGGGTTATCTTCTGACTCTGTTGCGTTGAGTCTCCAGATCTCTCCATAGTGTCCACCTCCAACACTGAATGGTGATCCTGCTGTATATGCAAAGGAATTCCAATTTCCGTAGGACGCCCCAAATTCATTCCAGTTATTAAATTTAGCAAGATCAGTCCAGTCAATGTCAAAAGCATTAACGTATGTACCCATACACGAAAGAGAAAGTCGATATATGGAATAGTTGTCCTCTTCATAGTTTGTCGTAAGGATTCTCGTCGACTTAGAAGAGTTAGTGGTAGGATAGATAAGGTAGTGATCTCGATCAGCGTCAACGACTCCTGCGAAACATAATCTGAAGTTCTCTCCATCCACTTCGTTAAATGAGAAGTCTGGGATAAGTTCATCTTGTCTCTCTACTCTATATCCGTCTGTGATTATTAGACCTCTAGTAGACGCAGCAGAACTCCTATTCAGATACGTGAAGGCGCTGAATGGCGCTTGGCTTCCTCTTGATTCATCGATTTTTTTGATTGTAAAGGGAGTAGTATCGTTTCCGGTGTATGAAAGAACCCATGTTGAAGTTTCGGTGAAGATGATGAGATCATCTCTGTTGAAAGTTGCCCCTTGGATCCATGATCCTGATGGGATATCAATGAATCCAGCTCCTGTTGCAGAAGTTCTAAAGTCGTCGGAACTGGCGCCTGTTCCACTAATTCTGATACGATACGGCTTGATGATTCCACTTTCTGTAGTCCTGAGCATAATGAGTCGATCTTTGAACGAAAAGAGTTGGAGGCAAGTAATGGAAGTAACAGGGCTACCGCCATCATCATCCATGTAAAATTGAACCGCTGCCGTAATTGGGTAATTGATGTAATTACCCATTGTAACTGAGGGACCTGTGAGATTTGGGGCATAATAACCTATTTCGTCTTTGTTGTTGGTATACAATAAGCGAGGATTTCCAGCTGCGTCTGGATAATTCACCCATGACCAGAAATTATGGTTTGCACCTGAATAGATTAACTCTACGGTTCCAGCTGATGAGTAAGCTGTATATGCTGTTGTGTCTACTCCAATTGTGAATTGAGTAGCTGATACCTTTGTGATAGTATACTCTGTATTATTCACTTGGTTCATTCCAAGAACGCCAGTGATAAAGATTCGATCTCCTGTCGTGAGGTTGTGATTCGCTGTTGTGGTAACTTGTCCAGGATTCGCTTGGGTGATTGCATTAATGCTGTATGTGGCGCCTAAATAATTCAGAGTATTTGTTGTTGAATTGTAGAGATTTAGCCTCTTGGTATCCGCAACGATCAGTTGTTTCGTATCAGTGGATGACACGAAGTTCATGATACCCATCACAGGTAATCCAGGATGATAATCATATAAGATATAGAGCTGAGTAGCTGCAGCAACGTTGTTTGTGAATGTAAGTGTCACGTCTCCGGTCGTGTAATTAATCGTGCCACTTGGAATGACAAGAAATCCACCTAGTCCATTATCGTTGGCAGATTGAATACCAGCACTGACAACAACGGTTCCTCTACGAACGGGTAGGTTCTGGATTCGAAAAGTGTAAGGACCTGGTGTTCCGTCTCCCTGGACAAGGACTCCTCCAGAAGTTCTGGCAGGTTCAGCAGAGACTCTGTCTACGATTCTGGATTCGCAATACGGCTGACTGCTTCTTTGACCAATCGCAAAATAGTTATAACCATCTCTTTTTGACATCACGCCACGATAGACATATCCATCATAAAGCTCTTCTTGAGCATCATCAGGAATCAACCATGGCTGTAACCTGTCATTGATTCCAGTGGCATAGTTGGCGATCAGAAATGGTTGATATCCCATTACTTAAGTCTCCAGAATGCGTAATAATTCCAAGTTCCAACTGAAGAAGGAGTTGTTTTTGCACGTATATTTAAGCCAGAGGCATTAGCTCCATTTCCAAGCATGACAACTTCTGTAGACTGTCCGCTAACTGTGAGGACTTGTGCAAAAGAATAAGCTTGTACTAGTGATGCTGTAGAGGCAAAAGTTCCTGCTTGTATAACACTAGTTGCTGTCAAAAATATATACCCATAAGCGTTTGCTGGAATTGTAATAATATTTGTCATGGATGTGGTAAGCACATGAGTTCCAGAGGCTTGTCTCCAATTTAGCTGTTTAGCTCCAATGGCATCATAGAACCATAACTCATTGACTGCATCGGAGGCAGCTTTTCCATAGACGACAGAGTTTCCTCCAGCTGGAACAGAAGAAGGGTTAGCTCTATTTACAAATGTTGTTTGTCTATGAATTCCATCATCAGCAGCTGCGGTATCATTAAAAACATGCTCAGAGTTGATGATCGTCTGCAATCTTGTAAAGTTAGCAATACTTTGAGCTGGAAACATCGATGGCGACTGTCCAGAATTCGGAATATTTGGATCGAATGTCATCTAAAACTCCGGAGATGCTCTTTGATTTTGATACTGCTGATAGGTCCTTGCATATACAAGAGCCCTATATCGTTTATACATTGGATAAATCTCATTCCACTTATCTGTCTCACCAAAGTCTGAAAAGATGTCTAAAGCTGTTCCGTAAGCTATATATCGAAAGAGATATTCTTGGTTAAGTCCAGTGTTAGGATCGACCATAACCTCTACTTGATAGGCAGCGATCTTTACAGAGTATGAGGTGTTTGGAGGATTTCTAAAGGTAAGAGAGTTGTTGTAGTAGAGGATATATGTGGGCCTACTTGGAGTATAAGTTTGAGTCTCAGGCCATAAAGCGTAGAACTCGGCTGGACTCTGATACCAGAACGTAACAAAGCCACCAACATAAGCAGGTGGCTCGATGGTAGAAGCACCTGTTTGGCCACTAGCCAACACAATATTCTGAAGATCAACAGGATATGGATCTGGATCGTTATTTGAGATCGTAAACTCCCACCACGTTCTATTCTTAAAGATACGAATATCTTGTGTAGAAAGAAGTGCTATGAAGTCATTGATATATTGCAGCATGATCTCGTCTGTAAACAGAGGATCTGATGCATCTACTCGACCTGTAACGTTCCTGACACTGTTGATGATATCTTGTGCTGACTTTGCCATTGCATGTCCTATTCAAAGTCAATGACTTGGCAAGAGAATCGACTTCTCTCTCCAACCTGATTCGTTTCGGTTCGAGTGTCTCCTTCCTCTACCTTGACTTCTGCAAAAATAGGAACAGCCAACTTATTTAGAAATTTAACGACAGGTGCTGGTAATTCATAGGTATACCCAGGCTTGAGTTGACCCGTCCAGTCAATATCTTTATTTCTTATTCTAACCTTTAAGACGTTTTCTGGCTGGTCAAATCGTTGAAACATCACCTTAACTTTCTTGTAAAATCTCTCGTCTGGAATCCTAATAGGATAAGGTGGTTGAGCGTGCTTATCAGTCATTCTAGCTAAACGATGAGCCTTTCTAGCATGAAAATTCCATACAGCGAAATCTTCAATAGACTTTATTTCGAACGTGTCGAAGTCAAAAGGTTTCTGATCTTCAACGGTCTCTGGAATCTTTTTCATATTTTACCCAGGTATGAAATTGGGGGGTTTCCCCCCCGTGAAAGATACACAATTAGGCAACATCGCCTAAGTTGATGTAGTTGTTGAACTTGCTGGCAATGAAGTAGATAACATCGTTATCTGATCCCATTACCTGCGATCCAAGAGTTAGTTTGTACGTGATAGGAGCATTAGTAACACCAAGGCGAGGCCCAGTCTTGTTAAGCTGTCCACCAGAGGTATATGAACCAACTGTCGTGATTGCATTGCCATATGTGTCATACAGAGAGAATGTGCTAGAGCTTAAAACGACAACAACAAAAGTTTTATTGTTTAATTCAGCTCCAATCGTTCCAACAATCTTCGTGATGACAACACGGTCATTTGTTGCCAGTCCGTGAGAAGCAGCTGTGATAACACAAGGAGTGGCTGTTGTCGCTCCTGTGATCGTCACTTGCTCGGTTGTGAATCCGCCAGCGGTATTAGCTACTGTAATTCCATTGGTGGTTTCAAGAACCAAGTTCAAGTTACCTGTTGCTCCATTGTCTGCAATAGCGCGTGTAGCTAACTCATCACCAGCAGGAAAGTCACGGAACCAGATTCCGTTTCCGATCGTTCCAGCTGTGCCATAGGCAGTATATCTCCACCATTGAAAGCAATCTGCTTGAAATGGAAGAGTTATGCTGTATGCGGAACCGCCAGATTGAAGATATCCAGCATAGGTATCTGTTACTTGACCAAATTCACGAAGGCCAGTGAACCTGTTTGCTGATGTACCAATAGGTGCAGTCATGTTTCCCCCTTAACCTTTAGTGCTTCGTAATGCAATTACCCAAGAGTCATCGAGGATGACGGCTCCAAGCCTTCCCTTCCAACCCATTGTCTGTCTCTGATTAAGTGGGTCTTGACCAGCTCCAAGAGGCTTAATGATCATTTCCATCGATTGGTCATCGATAGTGATACGACCATACGAGTTAGCGGCAAAAAGCATGTTATAATAAACAGCTGGCGTAACAGATGTATCGACATATGCTTCAGATGTCTTAAGAAGTCGGACTTCATCACATGATCCGAATTCTGCCTCTAAAACAGACTGTTGACGAGGATAGTCTGCAGTTGGCAAGAAGTTAGATAGATTCTTGAAATCCACACGAAGAGATGTAGAGATGATCATCCAATAAGCAGCCCAAACAGGAGCTGTACCAAAGGCATTAGTCCCCTCTTGGTTAGGACTCATCTTCTTACCGTTATTATTCTCAAGATAGTCCACAGCTAGTTCTAAGTCAGTTGTGGTGACCTCTGTAATAGCATTTCCGTTCACGCCATTTAGACAGTCAATCTGAGAACTTGTTGCGACAAGCATGTTACGAATAACTTTATCATATGTTGAAGCCATGTTCTGAGCCAACATGTCAGCAACTTCATTAGCGGTCTGATCTTGAACAGTGATGATAACATCGTCTGATAATTCGACTACCTTTCCATATTGGCTAACGACAGCTGTAATATCAAATTTTGTAACTTGTTCTGCAGATGGAGTTACACCTTCTGTTAATGGTGTAAGAGCATCTGACAAGTTGTCGAATCGTCTAAAAATCGCAGTCTTCGAATTCTTTTGCGGAAGT